ATCCATATCCTTCACGTTTACTTTTTGTTTCTTGACCCACCAGTTGAGTAGGGTCTGGTCTGTGCTCCACTTCCATGCGCCCTCACCGTCGATGAATCTTTTGAACTCTGGTCGCGATAAGAACTGACGTGCGTTCTGACCTTTGAAGTGTGGGACGATTGATTTGTTCATTACAATCATACCCATGTTGTAGAACTTGGCACCCCAGTCTCTCCAGTCCCAGTCAACATCAACAAGACTGGCATACTGCATATGCGAGTACTGCTTTATCTTCATTGCGTACGCACCACTGATGGGCATCTCGCGTTCGACACAGGCACCGAAGTCATGGTCCGTTCCAAACTCGTCAAAGATGTTAGGAGCATCAGGGCGAATGTAAATGTCAGCATCGATGATTGCGATCTGATCATATCCTTTATCGAAACAATCGAAGGCATTTTCTTTCTCGTAGATGGGAAGATAACCTCCGTGCTTCTCGTAGGATTCTGTACTACGATTGGTCGCGAAGATATCAGGTCTAATTCTTAGGTGGGGAGTTGTCTGTACGAAATGATCGATGCCATACTTCTTACAGTAGTTAGTGGCAGATTCAGTACAGTGCTTGTAGAGGGCAGATGGTTTGCCGACTGATACTTGATATATGAGACGCTTCATAGTATTACTTATATGGTGTTCTAGAAGGGAAAGACCACCCGAAGGTGGTCGTTATGTTCAGCACATTGAGAGACTATCACAAGTACCACTCTGTACCCATTGGATGGGAGGAGTCGTACCCTGTGGAGTCAACACGTAAGTAGCACCGTTGACATCGTCAGTACCAGTCGCGGTGATTACACCACTTGATACACCGACAGATGCCACTACACCACTCGCACCTGCTGCTGCTGGGATACCGCATTTTGCTGCTGACATTAGTGCAAGAGTGGTACATCCATTCTTACTTGTCTGTAGAGCAATGTCGATTGCCAACTTGTAGGGTGCTGCTGCTGCAACAACTTCCGAGAACTTAGCACGTTTCGTATAGTTTTGATATGCGGGCAATGCTACTGCTGCCAGAATACCAATGATTGCGATAACGATCATCAGTTCGATTAATGTAAAACCTTTTTGGTTCGTTTGGTTCATTCTATTCTCCAGGAATAATATATTTCAGTTACTACTATACTAATTATACTGATCCAAAATAGAATGTAAAGCCCTTTATTCTTGATCTTCTAGGTGCTGGATACGAACCTCTTGCTCAGCATCTACTACCATGTTCTCATCACGGTATGCGGAGTTATCAAGGATTTCTTCTTTGTAGTATATGAGTTTGTGCTCTAGGATATCAACACGTTCGTTGAGTAGGAACCATTGACCAACGAGTGCGATCACGGTACTGGCAGCAAATACTATCTCTTGGATTCCAAGACTAGGTTTCTCAATCAACTTGCTCTAATCGTAACATCAATCTCTCTGCACGGTTCGTAACCTGACGGTGCCAGAGAGAGTCACGACCCTCCACTGCTGCTCTTTCCCAATCACGATTCTCAAGTGCTGCCCGAAAGTTCTTAAACTTTGCGAGGCGGGTACGTCCCATATTAAAGATCATATTAACAAGTATTTCTTGAACTTCTTCAGGGAAGTCCATGTTCCAAGTGCTCTCGCCATACAGAGCGATACACTCTGAGATGGCAGTATCTAAATCTGATTCGAACGCAGTCTGTACACGTTCCTCTGAAATCTTTGTACCAACCTCACGATTGTTCTCTGGGTCACGGTCTGTGATCAAATGACCAACACCGAAGGTTGCGTATCCTAGGTGGTCAAGGTAGATTTCGTATTCAACACCTTCGTCGATACGAAGTTGCTCATAGACTCTTTGTCTGCTTTCTGGTGACATAGGCACCTCTTTATACGTTTATTGTGTTATCTCTAGCAGAACCTTTCTTGATTCTTTTGACTAAATCCTTCCAGTCGCTGGAGGTCTTACCAATAATACTGCCATGATGTGTTACCAATTCTGCTGAGGAACGGTGAAACTGTTCCCAGCCTTCACGTAGCATTGCCTGTAGAGCATCGTAAGACATTATGACTTCTTTCTCTTCACCAGTTTCTTTGTTTCTAATATCATATGTTGGCATAAGGGTTACTCATAAGTATATGCATGGTTGAGGTATTATTTATAAGGATAAGTCACAGGGTTATTGACGTTCCCCGTTACATGAAGCTTATTATACGTAGACAAAATGAGATCACAAGCTTTTTCTTCAATTATTTATCTAACGATACCCCACTCCTTTCGGAGCAGGGTACGAGATAGAGATCACCTCCTCAGATGTATCCTTAGTAACTGTTTAAATTTCGTTCTTGTCATTAGACTTACTCCTTTACAGTTTATGGGGATAATGAAGGTTTAACTCACTGAATCAATTTTGGTAGTGCCTCTTTCACAAGGTCAAGTGTCAACCATTCGTACGGACACTTCTTATCCGATACGTCAGCAATCAATAATGCATCATCGGGACTAATGCTCTCGAGCAACTGAATCCATCGACTCTCTCGTCGAGTAGGACTCATGTCATCCGCGAGTAATCCTACCACAAAGAACTTTAAATCCATATGCTTCTTGTGCCAAGTGCTAGGATAGTGTGCTTCGTGTGCGGGCATGTATGGGGGACGACCTTCAGGTAACTTGAATTGAATCGTATCGTCATGAAGACAACGAAGGTAATCACTCAGGGAAGGATACCTAGCATTGAAATGCCGTAATCCCTCTATTCGTTTTTGCTTATCGTCAGTCTTATCTAACCGCTCTAAGATTTCAAACAGTTCAAGTCTAGGTTCGGTGTTAGTATTTTCAGTAATCATTTCTTGTTCCAACTCAAGTGTTTCTTATGGATCTTACAATTGATGATACCATTCAAATACGTATCATCTAATAAAACTTCTCTATCAAACTGCTCTTTTGTCTCGAGGTAACTCAGGTCTCCCTTACTCTTGCCGAAGTGCAGTATTTCCCTTCTGTAGCGGTCTGAGCGACCCGCTGCTACATGTTCGTTGATGATACTGCTACTGCTATAGTATGTTCGCCAGTCACTCTCAACGATCGTTTTGACACGTCTCTTACGAGATTTGGTAATGGGGAGAGTCTTGGGTTTACGCATGCGTTTTTGCCCGATGTACTTCTCACCACTCTCTGTGTCTGTTATTATGTATACGAATCCTAAGACGTCCTCAGGAATCTCATCATAGGCAGGGTCATAGACCTTGCCGTTGTAATGCCACGTCATAGAATAAGACCAGCCTCAAATAGGTATGCGATATTTGCCAGTTGCTCTTCCTTGATGTCATCTTTTGATTGACCGTGGTATGCTACTGCCAGTCTCTCACGAATCATAATATCGTTGACAGTCATAGTAGCATCAGTCTTCTCATCGTAGATAGGAAACTCACCAAGTATCCTACCGTACTTACCACGAGCATCGTCGAGGCGAGTACGGAGGATTGCGGTTTCACCGAGGTGGTGTTCCAGGAATTCTTTCGCAAGATATCCTGCTTTCTTTTCTTCCTTGTCACGAGTACGCGACTCGGGAGTATCGATGCCGTAGAGTCTTATGCGTTGATTAGACAAGACCACATCGAAACCTAGATCGATATCAACATCAACTGTATCACCGTCTACTACCCTACGAATCTTACATTTGTATTCGTACATTACACTTCCTCGATTGGAGAACCACACATGGGACAGAATGCGGGTTGTTGATCATTTTCATCTGCAATGACTTCACAGACGGTCTCGCAAACGGCGCATTCTATCTCATATGTGACGGGGTCCATTATGCTGCTGTCCCCCAAACTTCTTTCCAATCACCGGACAGTGCACCACGTGCGTAGTCTGTTGCCCGATTCTCAAAGAAGTTTGTATGAGTCGGAGCATTGATCATCTCCTCAACCCAGAGTAGTGGATTCTTCTTGACCTTGAATAATCCTTTGAGTCCCAGACTAATCAATCGACGGTCAGCGATGTATCGAATATACATCTTGACATCGTTGGCAGTTAGGTTCTCCATAGGACCAATCGCAAAGGCAAGGTCGATGAACTTATCTTCTAGTTCAACCATCTTCTCAGCAATGCCGTAGATCGTTGACTTGAGATCGTCGTTCCATATCTCAAGGTTCTCTTCTACGTAGGTGCGGAACAGTTTGATCATCGACTCAGCGTGCATTGTCTCATCAACAATCGACCAAGTAACAATCTGACCCATGCCCTTCATCTTACCGTGACGTGGGAAGTTCAATAGCATAATGAATGAACTGAATAACTGCATACCCTCAGTGAAGGCAGAGAAGGCAGCAATGTTTGCCGCGATCGAAGCAGTGGTTCCGTTCTCCCCTGAAAGTTCGAGGAAGTATTCGTGCTTGTCCCGCATCGCCTCATACTCAAGGAACTCATTGTATGTTGAGTCTGGCATACCCAGTGTCTCGATCAAGTGTGAGTATGCTGCTACGTGTAGTGCTTCTCTTGCTGCAAACCCCATGAGCATCATTCGCACTTCGGGTTGCTTGAAGTAGGGTAGATAGTTATCTACGTATCCACCTGCTACATCGATATCTCCCTGAGTAAAGAATCGGAAGATGTTTGTGAGGAATGCTTTCTCCTCGTGTGTTAGTTTACGTTGCCAATCCTTGACGTCTTCTGCCATAGGAACTTCTGTGTGTAACCAATGAGATTGCTCATGCGCGAGCCACGCATTGTATGCCCATGCATACGAAAACGGTTTGAAGCAATCACGTGAATCTGTTAACTTAGTCTGAGACATTTTCTCTCCTATCCTTAGCCTTCGCAGGCAATACATTCTTCGTCGTTTACGATAGCAGTCATATCTAGTTCTTTAATCACTTCACGTTCGATACGTTTTGATACCCTATCTGCCTTACCCAGTTTTTCACTGCGGCAGTAGTAGAGTGTTTTCAATCCTTTCTTCCATGCCAAGAAGTGGACGGCATGCAAATACATGATGTTCACGTCTGGTCGGAAGAAGATATTAAGTGACTGACCTTGGTCGATTACCTTCTGACGGTCAGCAGCATGTTCGATCACCCATCGTTGATCGATTTCCATTGCTGTTTTGAAGACATCCTTTTCTTCTTGCTCCAAGAACCTAAGATGCTGTGCCGATCCATCATTCGCAATGATGCTCGACCAGATCTCGTCGTAGTCTTGTTTGGTTTCACCTGACTCGATCTTACTTCTGATCAACGAGTCAAGATACTTATTCTTGTTTAAGAACGCTCCCGAGAGCGTATCTTGGCGATAGGCATTAGCACGAAACGGTTCGATGCTCGGCGAAGTGTTTCCCATAATGATACTACTAGAAGCATTGGGGGCAATAGCCATAGTGTGACTAAACCTACGTCCTGTGCCTGTCGCATCAGGCGCTTCGCCTCGACTTTCACCGAGTTCCATGTTTGCGGCATCGAGTCGAGTCCTTATGTGATTGAACATTCTATTGTTTGTGACCTTTGCCATTGCACATTCAAAGGGCAGATTCTTCTTCTGTAGGTATGCGTGGAACCCGAGGGCACCGATACCGATCGACCGTTCTCGTTGAGCAGAGAACTTCGCACGTGATACGGCATCCGGAGCATTGTCGATAAAGAACTGTAGGACATTATCCAGCATCTCTGCCATGTCCTTCAGGAAAATTTCATTTTTTGACCAAGAGTCATAGTTCTCGAGGTTTACTGAAGAGAGACAACATACTGCGGTTCGTTCTTCGTTTGTTGGTAGTATGATCTCAGAGCAAAGGTTCGACTGATGAATCCTAAGACCTAACTTCTTTTGAAACTCTGGCATCGCACGATTAGAAGTATCGATGTAATGAATGTAGGGTTCTCCCGTTTCCATTCGCATCTCGAGTATCTTCTGCCACAGTGCCTTTGCTGATACTGTATCGCGTATTTCACCTGAGTGTGGATCAGTTAGATTCCAACCGTCATCCGCATCTGAGTCCTGCATACACCGTTCGACCAACTCCATGAATCGATCAGAGATATTGATGCCGTGGTGTAGGTTGAGACAACGGACGTTCTGATCACCCGTAGGTTTACGCATCTCAAGGAACATCATCACATCGGGGTGGGATATGTCTAGATATGCGGCGTATGATCCTCGTCGCGTTTTCCCCTGCCTGTAAGCAAGTGAAGACGAGTCGTAAGTTTTGAGGTGAGGCATAACACCAGTGGACTTGTCATCCGAAGAACGAATACCAAAGCCAATGCCAACGCCACCTCCAAGCATAGATAACCAATTAGTTTCTGAGAGATTAGCAACTAGACCCTCCGCCGTATCATCAATGTAGTTGAGGAAGCAAGAGATGGGCATACCCTTCTCGTTGCGACCATAGGATAGTATTGGTGTAGAGTATGACAACCAGTGCTTCGAAGCATAGTCATACAACCGCTGTGCGTGTTCTGGGTTAGATGAAAACTTGCTAGAAACAAATGCAAACCTTTCTTGCGGTGATGTTTCGTCATCACGCATGTAAGATTCTTTGAGTCGTTGGATACCGAGTGCGTCGAAGAGTCCGTCGCGAGACAGATCAATCTGAATCCCTAAGTGTTCTTTTTTCATTATAATACCTATGATATATTAAGGAAGTAGTTTCTTTCTTTTTCCCATCACTTCTATGTAGTGTCGCGTTAAAGGTTTCGTTTTCTTCTTCGGTTTCATGTTGGCAGTATCTTGTGGGATACCTGCGTCTCCGGAGGTCATCATTTCTGATCTAACGTCTTTGAAGTTTTTCATCGCACTAGTTCTCCGGTCGTGACATATATTTTCTGATTCGTGGGTGTATGAGTGACCTCATAAATATCGACCCCACAAATAGATTTGATTGGATAGTTATCTATACCCACAGAAACCTTGTCCCCTTTGAGACCTCGTTCTTCGAGTGTAGTGTTTAACATTTTTGGGGAGTGGATACCTAATCGGTATTCTCCAGGAGAGAGCATTCTATCTTCAGTGACAAACCAATTAGATTCCTCGAGCATGTTGAGTGGATCAATATCCAACTCGTCGAGTATCTTCTGTATCGCTTCTTCTCCGAGGTCTGCGTTTTCTTTGATCAACAACAACGCAGCAGCATAGGAGGCAAGTATGTTCTTACCGCCAGGCACTTTATTTATAAGTTTCTTGATATTAAAGACGAGTCTGTGGAAGGTATTATATGCCGACTTTTCTTCTGTCGTCACAGGTTTCTTTAATTTCTTACCTTCGTTGTCAATGAGACCGAGTTTGAAGGCATTGGTATCTTCCCACTTTGTAGTGAGGAGTCTGAGGAATCTCAGTGTATAGACAATGTCCGCGGATTTTGATAATACACCCATTAGATCTTCCTAAGTTTATCTACGACTTCTGGGTCCATAATGATCCCAGTGTATTGGTCTTGCCTAATCGCGTTAATGAAAACTAAGAATGGTTTAATAATGTGTAGGTTGTGAGGTCCGGTTTTATATTCCAGCATTTTGATTCCTGCTTCTTGACCGAAGACATTCAAAATGATGGTAATATGATTCAAGATAAGACGCTCACCCAACTCACCTCCTCGGGTGTAACGGTTGAGTAGTCGCTTCACATATGTGAAGCGATTGAGGTCTTCATAGAACTCTTCAGCATCAATACAACGGGGACTGTAGTAATTCCTCGCTGCGAATAGCACAAAGTTCTCTTCATTCAGTTCATCAAATAATTGCATTCATAACCCCTACACTGTAATAGTATGTAGGGGTTATAGAAGTGAAGGTTTTAAGAACCCTTCACTTTACCCATGGGTTCACTCTTGCGAGACTCACCACGTCGAACAGGTGACTGAGACTTGACAGCACGTCCTGCTTTTGATCCATCCTTCTCAGATGTCTCTTCCCAGTCCTCATACTTCTTCTCAGAACCTGCTTCGTGGTCTGCCATGACCTTCTTCTCTTTGGGAGATGAGGTTGACATGAACTCTTCGCCTTTGCCACCAGTGTCGCCTGGTTGCTTCATCTTCTCTGCGAGTGCATCAAGTTCTGCTTCAGAGAAAAGGTCGAACCCTTCTTTTTTAGCAGAGGAACTGAATTTCTGTGCCTGTGCTGATCTTTTACGTTGCTGATCGTAATGGTCGCCAGATTTTTGGTTGTTCTTATTGAGACTCGCTTTCGCCTTGGGGGATGCTTCAGAATGTCGGCTGTCGTCTCCATGCTTGTTGACGATCCGGTTTGCCGTAGCAGTTCTTTTTCCGTCCATTTTCTTGTGAAAGTCTGCCTTTTTTGTTGCAGAAGCAGCAGCACGCTGTTTTAGTTCAGGTGACAACTCATCAAGCTGTTCGACACCTTCTTTCATGTGATAACCTTTGCCATCACAGTGAGTGCAAGTCTTGCCGTTGACCGTGCCTTTACCTTCGCACTTGGGACACTGAGCATTGCCTTCATCGACCTGCTTGTCTTCCTTATCGTCTTCATCATCGACCTTCTTGCCTTTCTTCTTGTCGATTGCTTTCTGAAGTGCGGGTGGAAGTTTGCCTTCCTCTACTTCCTTCTTGCCTTTCTTGGCAAAGGGATTCTCACCCTTCTTAGGCTTCTCAGACTTCTCATCCGACTCTTCATCGTCATCGTCCTTCTCACCCTTCTTGGCAAACTGAGGAGGAATCTTACCTTCCTTCTTCATGGCA